ATTAAACTAATCAAAGAAAAACTAAATCACAGAAATTATGGGACGCTATTATTCAGGAGACATCGAAGGCAAATTTTGGTTTGCTTTACAATCATCAGATTGTGCCGACAGATTCGGCAAAACTGGGCAAACGCCAAGTTACATTGAGTACTATTTTGAAGCGGAAGACTTAGTCGAAGTTGAAGAAGAAATCCAAAGGATTGAAACTACACTTGGAGAGTTCAAAGAAAAAATAGATAAATTCTTTGAGGTCAACAATGGTTGGAATGACCAAATGCTTGCCGATAACGGCATTTCAAGATACCTTTTGTCTGAGTACGCTGATCTGTACCTTGGCTACAAGATACGAGATGCAATCAAGGAAAACGGAAGTTGCCAATTTACGGCTGAATGGTAACAAAAACCACTTAAATTACCTTATCCCTCTCATATAACTCTGAGTTTATGAAGAGTTATCTGAGAGGTAGATAAGGTAAACTAAATTAATCCAATCAACAAAGAAAACACCATGAAAACACAAATCGAATTCACAGTACCTGCACATCTTTTGTCTGATGGCAAAAGTAATGCAAAAACCAAGAAAAACCATCGCCCTACCAAGATTTTATATCTTGCTCCTGCGGAACAAAATGCCCTTGGCGTTAATCTATGTCCCTTTGCATCCAAAGGATGTACTAAATCTTGCTTGTTTACTGCAGGAATGGGGGTGTATGCCAATGTCAAGCAATCACGAATGAACCGAACTCACTACTATCTACAAGATAGGTTCAACTTTCTTAATCAAATGGCTCACGAAATCACCAATACCGCAAAGCGGTTGCAAAAACTCGATAAGCCTTTGGCTGTTCGTCTTAATGGTACTTCAGATGTCAAGTTGGTTGAGCAACTTGTTGCTTCTTATGGCAACGACATCCCATCCAATGTTATCTTCTACGACTACACAAAAATCCCGAAAAAAGCTGGCGAGTACACACTCAAAAGTGGTCACCGCTATGTTGTCACCTTTAGTTTATCGGAAGATAATTGGGAAAACTTTGAGTGGCTTGTAGGTAACAAGTTAGCAGTCGGTGCGGCAGTCTTCGCAGTCAAGAAAGATCAACCTTTGCCTGAGTTTTACAAAGGTATGCCTGTCGTTGACGGTGACTCTCGAGATGACTTGATGCTTGATGTACCTAAAGGTACTATTTTGGGACTCAGAGCCAAAGGCAAAGCCTTAAAAGACCAATCAGGATTTGTTATACAAAACTTTTAATCACAACAACTATGATACTTCAAAAAGAATTAACCGAAGAAACCCTTGACAATGCAAGAGCATGGTTTGAATCACTTGGCTACTCAGTCGAAATCTCATGTAGTACTTTGTACCTTGAACTTGACTGCTGTTCAGTTGAACTATCTCAATCAGAGATTGAATGCAGAGCAGAATTATGGATAAATCACCTCAATCGCAAAGACTAATCACAGAAAAACATGAGCAATTTAGAAAAAGCATTCCGTTGGTTCCAAGAAAATGGTCATGAAGTGACCATGGATGACAACACTTTGTACATTGTAGTATGGAATACTACTTTGGAAGAGTCAATCGATGTACAAGTCAGCACTGCGGAAATTGACTACCGAGCAGAACTATGGCAAAGCCTACAAACCAATCAAAACTAATCACAGAAAAACTATGGACATTAATCAAAAATCATCAGCAGACCACATCATCGAGCATTTAATTGCCATCGATGTAGACGGAGAAACTATGCACTACATCATTGAAAAAACAGGTTTGAGTTATCAAATGCTTCATCAACTAATCATGTTGGCAGGTGACAATGAACTCAACTATGTTCTTTCAGAACGAAACGAAATTCACGACCAAGGAAAAAACACACATTTATGATAACAAAAACGAAAGCACTCGAAATTATTGACTCAGGCAAGTTCTTTTCTTGCAAGTTTGTAAAACAAAACGGAGAGGTTAGAACCCTCCGTGGCAGAACTGGTGTACGAAAGTACACTGACAAAAACGGCAATTGCCAAACCATTAAAAATGTTGGCATGAAATACAAGCCAAAAGACATGGGCTATCGTGTGGTTTTGGATCTTGACAAGAGAGAATACCGCATGATAAACACCATCACAATCGTAGAATTCAACAACCAACCAATCGGAAACTTTAACCTATCAAAATCAATCTAAGACATGAAAGCACCTGCAGGACACTACCGCAAACTAATCAGCAATCCTCACATCAGAATTGCCTTTACTCACACTCCAATTTATGGCTGTATCAAAGTTAATAGTGATTCAGTCATAGAAGAACTTAAACAAAGTAACGATGAGTATGCTCAGTATTACATCGATGGTCTTACAAGTGGTAACATGGTTACCATTGTAGAACAATCAGTTGAACACTACTATCGTAACAACGGAGAACTTTTCTTTACAACTTAATCTATGATAAAAGTATATTTTCAATCAGAGATTGGTAGCCACTCAGAGTTAGTGGCTACCTTTAAATCAGACGAAATGTATCAACACTTCATCCCAATGCTTGAGCATCTTGCCTCTAAACAACGCTGTTTTGTCACTGAGACTATGTCTGAGTTTGACATTGCAGAAGTAATCCCCAATCAATTGACGCAGGTACTAACCTCACTTGAGGAAGGTGATTTCAATGGGGCAACAATGGAACTTGAAGATTTAATCGACCGCCTAAAATAAACTAAATTATCTATGTCATCTTTGAGTATACCCCATATTTATGGGGGGTATACTCAAAGAGACAATAGATAAAACCAACAAAAATTATGAACAAAACACAACAAATCGAACACAGAATGGCTATGATTTTGGATGACCTCCGAGTTATTAGACAACACATTTACACCGAAAACCTCGGGGAATCTTTTGAAAAGCCTACAACGGTGGCTGATGAGTGTTGGACTCACTTCAACAACATCGAGATTGCTTGCGACTTAAACTCTGAAGAGAGTTTATCTTGGACATTGTTTGACCAATCAAAGAAAAAATAATCATGACACAATTAGATTTACAATCACTGGACCGCCATTACTTTTGGAATGAACGACCCAAAGCAGTTCTACAAGATTTATCAAACAACTTTGATAAAGTTGAAGACATGACCTATCTCAATGACACTTGTCCCTCATTAGTAATCAACGATTACATTCGTTTGTTTCTGCCCAATTCCATTTTTGACAATGGTGAAACAAGCACCAACAAATATGCGGTAGTCATTGACGAAACACACACCTTTGCAGGATCTAAGTTTTACACCTTTGATGAATTACATCATGCCGTTGAAAAAATCGATGAGTTATTGGCTGAAAAACCATCACGACCACCCCTCTACGAAGTGGGTATTGACAGGGGTGAAACAGGTACCGAAACTCTGGCTAAATTCCCTACCATTTACGATGCTGATACATTTATGTATGGCTACCAAATGGCAGATCCCAATGCAAAATTATTTATCGATACGATAACTTTTGATTATGTTTCAACTCTAAATAAATAACACTATGAATTTACTTCACCTATCTACTCTACTTGACGATGGTACCATCTATGAATCTGAAGCCGAAGCAAAACTTCGTTTTAAATACTTACTAAACCAAATCAGTAAGATTTATGACGAACTTGAAGAAAGTGGTGGAAGTGAAGAGCAGTATGCTCTTGGCGATGTAATGAATATGCTTTACCATTTAAGTAACTATGAAAAAATATAAGATATATCGAAACCTCCATCGTAACTGCTTCAGTGTACTAAAGTACAATCCTGAAAAGAAAGGCTATCGGTTGCACGAATACATTACACATGGTATCTTGCATGATGTTGTAGCAAAAGTTTCTCAGGCTGGTCGACAAAGAGTTATCAAAGAAAAACAAAAGAATGTACATGCATATCTTCTCTGTGAAAAGTATGATAAACTCGATCGATTTTCCTTTGACTCATTGGATTTCCATGAAATCTCTTACAACCCTTACATACATGATTCCTTTGTAGTCGGTCTCACTAAAACCTTTACATCAGCCACCAAAGTCGGATTAACTATTGATAGTTACACCGCCAAAGCATTACTCTTAGAAAAATAAATTTTGAAATTACACAAACATCCTTTTTATTTGCAAAACCAATCACCAAACTTTACACAACTTAAACCAAAACAAATTATGAAAAACACAAACCAAATCAACAACGAATTCACAATGAACACACCTGCCTTGTCTATCGAAAACTTTGAGAAGACTATGAATCTTCTTGAAAGTACTGGTCTTAACTGGGAAGTTAAGAAAGAACAATTCTCACATCCTTCGGGATTGACTACTCCATTTTATGGTATCTTCCGATACGATCAAAATGCTAACACTCCAACCCAATGCTTGGGGTCTGTAAAAGAAAGGTATACACCTTTCCAAAACTGGGAACTTGCCGACACCATTGTTCGTGCTACTGAGGGAATTGGTATTACTACCAACCGGGGCGGTCAACTTAACAACGGCAACAAGGTTTACCTTCAAGCACAATTGCCCGATGAATATGTGGGTAAGTCTGACATTAAACGCTGGGTTACAGTCTTGAACTCACACGATGGTTCATCATCCATTGGCTTTGGTTCTACCAATACTGTGGTTGTATGTCAAAATACTTTCCACCGAGCCTTCAAAGAAACTGATAAGTTTCGCCACACTGCCAGTGCAAAAGAGCGTATTGAAATTGCCATCCGTCAGTTCCAAGACACGATCAATGCAGACAAGAATCTATTCGATTCCTTCAAGCGTATGGCAGAACTGAAACCCGATGAGAGTTTGGTACAAGCGGTCATAAACAAAATGTTTAAGGTCGATGTAGTCAAGAACTCACAAGAAGATATTTCTACTCGTAGAATGAATCAAATCCAATCGTTTGCACAAGCCTACAACATCGAGCGTGACCTTGAGGGTGACAATGTTTGGGGATTGTTCAATGCCGTAACTCGTTACACCAACCACATGGCTGCTCCTTCAGAGCAATCACGCAAGACTAACTATCTAATGACAGGTGGTGGTTACGACATTAACAACACAGCTTATGATACAATCATGGGTTGGCTTGAGGAACGCACCGCTAAGACTGTGTTTTCGTTTTCATAATTATCAATTGTTGGTTGCCCCTCACCATTAGGTGGGGGGCTTTTTAAAAACACTACTATGGCTAAAAAAATAAACAAAGAAGTATCATTAGAAAAATCTTTTAAGGACATGGATGACATGGAGCGTAGAATCTTCTTGACTTATGTCTCCGAACACCTATTACATTACGACACCCATTTCAAAGAAATGGTAGATATACTAACTAAATGGGAAACCACAAACCCTATACCATCAAGACTTGAATACACTATCCACGAAACACTCAACTAAGATCATGAAAAAACAAAAACGCACACTAGTAATTCATCCTAAGGATGTAACAACCGATTTCTTAATTCCTATTTACAAATCACTGAATCCAAATACTACCACCATCCTCACTACTTACGAAGAAGTAGAAAAGAATTCACTTGCCACCCAAATCAAAAAGCATGATCGCATTATCATGCTGGGTCACGGATTCCCCGGGGGTCTGTGGGGTTTCGATCGACTGCTGATAAACGACTCAAACGCAGAATTACTTCGTAACAAAGAATTAGTTGGTATTTGGTGCCATGCAAATCAGTTCTTTGAAAAGCATGGTTTGCTCGGAGTCTACTCCGGCATGATAATATCAGAGCCTCTAGAAGCTATATTCTATAGTGTTCCTTACACCGACAGCATGATTCATGAGTCAAACACTTTGTTTACTAAAGCCGTAACTCAGTCAATTACTTCGACTACTCCAATTGAAGTCTTCCGTAGTATGTACCGAAGTGAAAGCAATCCAGTTATGATTTACAATCAAGACAATTTCTTTCATGCTTATGAAGTACATCAATTAGAAGACAATGAGCAAGCAATGGTTGACTACAATGCGATGGAGGAGGAATGGGAAATGGATAACTATAACGAAATAGCACATGAGCAACAATAAACAAAGTATGAAACTATACACAGAAGAACAATTGATAAACACTGTTGAGGCAATTAGGGGGTACATTAAAAATTACCCCGAAAAATTCCACGAATCAATGATTGAAAAACATCTTAAGAATTTAGCACCACTTGCAACAAAAAGAACTCTTATCATCTACAACACCAAAGAAACAACGGAGGATGAAGCAAGACACTTGTTAGAGATTCTCAATTGTGATGACTCAACATTGTGGGATAATGCAGATCATTGCGGAGTGCAAGTTTTAGAAGTTCCAACACAAGGAGGTAACAATGAGCAACAATAAACAAATCATGAAAAACTTTATTATCGTACTCTCAACAATCCTTAGCGGATTGCTCTACGGATGGTGCATTGTGCACTATCCCATCACTGCACAGATCATCGCTGGAGGCATGGGCTTGTCCTTTCTCTTCGTGATAATGATCGCCTTTTACTCACTGAAAAATAAAAATGAAAATGACTAATAACAATCAACAACTTGACCTATTCGATGGTATCGAGAACAAAGATTTCTTGGAATACCACAAGACCAATCCACACCTTTACGATGCATTTAAAGCAGTAGCTTTTGATGCAATGAAAATGGGCTTTAAAACTTATGGTGCCAACGGCATTTTTGAAATCATTCGCTGGAAGCGTGCTGAGCGTGGTGACGGTGAGTTCAAAATCAACAACAACTTCGCTCCGCTTTTTGCTCGACTCTTTGCCAATGAGTTCCCTCAGTATTCTAGTTTTTTCAGATACCGCAAATCAAAGTTTTCGGAGTATCTCAAATCACTACCCATGCAAGAAAAACGCATGCATGAGTTAGTATTCTTCTATGAAAACGCCTCGTTTGTTTTGACCATAGCTCCCACTGAAGATGATTGGTGGACTACCGTAAATGTAACTGAAAATGGGCGAACTTTTTTCTTTGATGTCCACTATTGTGAAGACTACAACGAAATCTGCGTTTATCCTTACAACGGCAAACACACCACAGAAAGTTATATCAAAGCAATTTATACTCAAAAGATCATATGAACATAGCATATCGGTTTGCCATTCCTACAGATTACTGCCTTTATCAAGGCAATGTAACACTACCAATACGAATTAAATATGTTTACAATTTTGCGGTATATCTTCAGGAATAAACCTCACAAGGAGTTTCTTGTCCTTGAGACTGCTATGATTATCTATTACAGTCTTTGGGCAATAGGCATCTATGTGCTATACAGATTAATTCTATGACTCAACTTAAGATTAGAAAAAAGAATGTTGAAGTAATCAACATTGTCTTGAGTAGTGAGCAGTACACAAAGTTAAAGAAGCTGGCTGATGAGAATGGTTTTTCATCGCCAGCTAATTTAATTGATGATATCGTTCACTCTTATTTTAATAAGCACCGAACTAGAATTCGCAAAACCGTGGAGGAGTACGAGAAATCCATTAAAATGCCAGTGCAGATATCACAGAATAACTGGCACATGCTATCACGCTACTCTGAATCTACCAAAATATCAAAGGGAACCTTTATACATTTAATACTACGAGAGATAATTAAAAAAATACCAAAATGAAACGAGCCGCTTTTTATACGCGTGTGAGCCACGACAATCAAGTCGAAGATGGATCATCATTAGAAAACCAAAAAGATCGCATAGAAGCGTTCTGTAAGCTAAATAACTACTCTATAGTAGCATCATTCTCTGACCCCGGAGTCTCTGGTCGTAAGTTTGAAAACAGACCAGAGTTTATGAAGATGATGAAACTCGTAGAGAAAAAACAAATCGATGTAATTGTAGTCTATAGTCTATCTCGTTTCGGTAGAAACCTAAAGGATACTTTGAAATGGATATCTTTTCTAGAAAGTAAGGGCGTTTCGTTCTACACATTAGACTTTCAAATAGACACATCTACTTCTCATGGTAAACTTATGCTTCAGATGATGGGAGCCTTTGCTGAATTTGAAAGCAACCAGCGTGGGGAATTGATTTCATCTGTGATGAAGTACCTGAAAAAAGAACAGAAAGTTTATTGCGGTCCTACACCTTTAGGGTTTCACAAGAAAAATGGATCTTTGATTGTGGATGAAGAAGAAATGAAAATAGTTAAAACTATCTTCAGCTGGAAGAATACTATGCCACACTCTACCATTGCTAGACTTTGCAATGATATGGGGTTTCAGACCAAGAAAGGCAAGAAGTTCTATCACACCACCATTGATAAAATCGTAAACAATAATATCTATGAACAACATCTTTGAGATTTATGATGCTCGTATTGTACAAGGAGTTACAAACGAGAAACGAGATTATCGTTTGTATGTAAATCAAACCCTAATCGAAAAGCATAGCACCATGGAAGAGGCTATCAAACAACTATATCAAATTCAAGAACAGATCAATGAAAAAAGAAACAATAAGAATATATTCAACTTCCGGTTTTGTTTTTGATATCAGTTACCAATGGGTCATGGAGCACATGGGTATAAAAGACCATAGCAAAACAAAAACTCTCGAGGTAATTGAATATCTTCGCAGACTCTCTTGGTATGAAATCCTACCAGTTCTTAAACTAGTAGCAGTTATTGAGGAAGACTGTGCCGATACTTTGAATGCTTGTGTATTCGATGTTGTCGAAGACCCATTTAATTATCCCATCACCAAAAAGAAAGCACTGCAATTAAAACTAAACTCATGAATGACGATCAAATTTTACTCTACACAATCGCTGAAATTTTACTAGAAGTAAACTTATCAGAAGAAAAGAAACAACGCATACGAGATGCTATGTGCGGTGTATACGCACGCACGCCTGAACCGCAACCCAAAACCAAAAGGTTTGAAGTACCAGCAATCTCCGATGTTAAAGCTCACATGGACACCCTACAGGTAGCTAATGCCGAAAAACACTCAGCTGAGTTTTGGCATTTTTATGAGTCCAAGGGATGGATGGTTGGCAAAAATAAAATGAAAAACTGGAAGTCAGCAGCCAGTAGATGGTGTATTGAGTTACCAAGAACCTCAGGTGATAATCAAAAGAAAAGAATTGTGGTATGAGTTATGCATCGGAGTTCAGCAGATTAAATATTGATTTAAAAGGTAAGTTCTCGGGGGTTCTGAAAACCCAGTGCCCAAGATGTTCATCTACTAGAAAGAAAACTGGAGATCCATCGTTGTCAGTGAACATCGATGAAGGGTTGTATAAATGCCACCACTGTCAGTGGAAAGGAACTGTGGTCGAGCAAAAGTACAACCGCCCCGAAAAGGTTGGAGATAAAGTCGATGAAAGCATTTACAAGTACTTCTTGGACCGTGGCTTAAGCCAAGCAACAGTCGACCATTTCAAAGTCACTCAGAGCATTGAGAGGATGGCTGATGGCAAACAGCACAAAGTAATTAACTTTAATTATTTTGATGGTTCCATTCTAGTGAATGTCAAGTACAAGAGTAGAGACAAACAATTTAAAATGGTACAGGGAGCAAAGAAGATCCCTTACAATCTCAATTCCATTAAAGAATCGCCACAAATTATTATTTGCGAAGGTGAGGAAGAGGCTATGGTATGGCATGAAGCAGGCTATCCTTTTGCGGTCAGCTGTCCTGCTGGAGCCAATGTTGGTAACAACAACTTAGAATGGCTCGACAACACTTACAGTTTCTTTGAGAACAAAAAGATTTATCTAGCCACTGACAACGACACGCCCGGGAAGAAACTGAAGGAGGATTTGTCAAGACGGTTTGATGCAGACAATGTTTACATCATTGAGTTTGGTGAGGTTAAAGATGCCAACGATTATTTAAAAGCGTACGGCAAGGAATCTTTGATTCTTATATTTGAAAATGCAAAACCACTACCCATCCCAGAGATTTCTACTGTTGACAATTTCATGGATGAACTCATCAGTATATACGACAATGGTTACCCAGTCGGAGACTCTGTTGGTTATCCTGAGTTTGATGATCTTTTAACTTGGAAACGAGGTCAGTTTGTAGTTGTATCGGGAGTCCCCGGCTCAGGAAAATCTACATTTGTAGATCAAGTATGCATTCGTTTAGCCTTGCGAAAAAACTGGAAGTTTGCAATGTTTTCCCCTGAAAACGACAATGTCCTCAAAAGTATACGCATGGCTGAACAAATTGTGGGCAAGCCTATCGCAGGTGACATACAACGCAGGATGTCTAAGGACATATACATGCGTGCTCTCACCTATATAAATCGTCACTTTTCTTTCTATGATACTGCCAACTTGGATGATTTTAAAATCGACAACTTATTACGCATTGCTAAATCTTTGATTAGACAAAAAGGTGTTGATGCTATCATTCTTGATCCATTCAATTACATTGAGCAAGACTCGAATAATGATATCATGAATGAAAAGATTGGTCGCATGCTGGTGAAAATGAAAAAGTTTGCCTTGACTAACAAAGTTCTAGTTTTACTAGTGGCTCACCCAAAGAAGATGCAAAAGAATAAAAACAATGGGCAGTATGAAATACCACGACTCTATGACATTAGCGGATCGCACCACTTCTTTAATGTTACTGACAATGGATTTGTAGTACATCGTGACTTTGACACTGGACTTGTAGATGTCTATGTGCAGAAAGTTAAGCATTACTTCATGGGCAAACTTGGCTACGCAACTTTTGATTTTGATCCGCAGACAGGCAGATACAAAGAACAAACACAGTATTGGGAAAACGAATTAGAAAACAATGATCAAGCCGAATTCTTTACTGGCCTTACTTAAACACCTAGTAAAGCAGAAATATGACATAGATCACATAAATGTGAATCCTGTTCTGATGCCAAAGATTCAAGTACTCTTTCAGCGTATCAAAGCGTACGAGGTTCGCTCCTTCAAAGACTATGTGATTATTTATATTGACACAAAACCAATCGTCATAAAAAGCTATGGCTGGTTGCGTGCTCATGGTTCTTATGAACCCATCTTGATAGATCCGGTGACCCGAACTATTTATACCCAAATGATAATTAAATACAATGAGAACAGTAGTTTATGATATAGAAATATTCCAAAACTTTTTTTCGTACACGGACATTGATGTTAAAACATTAGAGACAAATGTGTTTGTTGTTCACGAAAGCCAAAATATGATAGACAAACTCTACGAGTATCTAGTAGAGCCCAAGTACCGAATTGGTTACAACAATGTACATTTTGATAGGGTGGTTTGTGATTTTATCACTGACAACTATGAAAAGTGGAAGAAGATTCCCATTCGTTCTGCACTTTTGAATTTGTATCAAATGACTCAGTCATTGATCAAGAGTGAAACCAAAGAGTTCTATCGAGGTAATACTGAGATTGATTTATTCTTATTGAACCACTACAACAATAAGAACAGGTCCACATCGCTAAAAGCATTACAGTGCAGTATCTTTTGGGAGAATGTTCAAGACATGCCCTTCGAGCACAGCGTAGAAGTTACTGAGGACATGATTGAAGAGATCCTCAGCTACAACATGAATGATGTGCTAAGTACCAAAAAGTTCTATGAATTGAATCTTGACAAGCTATCCTTCAGAAGAGAGCTGGGTAAGAAGTACAAAAAGTTCATGCTCAACATGCCAGACATTGCAATCGGTGAGGAGATTTTCTTGCACGAGATCCGAAAGCAATCAGGCATTCGTAAGAATGAGCTGAAAGAAAAGGTATCATACGATAAAACAGTTGATTTAGGTAAATGTATTCTGCCTTATGTACAGTTTGAAAGTGAGCCGTTTAAGCAGTTGCTAGAAAAGATTAAGTGGACTGTAGTGTCTGACACCCAAAAATTAAAATACAATGTCAAGTACAAAGGCTTTCACTTTTTTTATGGCGTAGGTGGGATTCATGGTTGCATTCCTCCCGGCATTTACGTTCGTGATGACAACTATGTCATCCTTGACTTTGATGTGAAGTCTTACTATCCCAACTTAGCCATACAAAATAATCTGTATCCCAAGCATATCCCTCGGGAGGTATTCATTACTACCTACAACTCGATCTTTGAAAAGCGTGTGCTTGCTCAAAAACAAAAAGACTCTACGCAAGATGCAGGTTTAAAACTAGCGTTGAATGGTGTGTTCGGTAAAACTGGTGAAGTTAACTCAGCATTCTTTGATCGTTACTACTTTTATAGTATCACCTTGAATGGTCAGCTCTCACTTACTATGTTGTCTGAGAAGTATATGAATCATATACAGGGGCTTCAGATTCTACAGATCAATACAGATGGTGTGACTGTGCGTGTTCCCAAAAAGGCTTTAGCCTTGCTAGACAAAATCAACGAAGACTTTATGGCACAGACTGGGTTGATCCTTGAGTCTTCAGAATACGAAAAGATAATTATCCGTGATGTAAACAATTATTTAGCGATCTCAGTAGATGGAAAAATCAAAAAGAAAGGTATCTTTGAAACCCAAAAGGAATTTCATAAAGACAATTCTTTTCTAATTGTACCAAAAGCTTTAGAACAATACTACGTTAATAATATCCCAGTCCAAGAAACAATTAAAGCATCTAAAAACATTTATGATTTTTGTGGCAGATATAAAGCGTATAAAGGCTGGTCAGCAGTTTTCAATTCGTCCGAAGAGGGAGAGGTTACTCAGAAAAATTACGGTAAAGTTCTGCGATATTATCCGTGCACCCAAGGCGGTGGAACGAGTTGGAAAGTAAACGTAGACGGTCGCATACACAATCTTCTAGCCAATCAAGCCACTGTTTTATTCAATCACTATTTCCCTGTAGATGACTTTGAACTTTACCATGTAAACTACGAATTCTTTGTTAACGAATGCTATAAAATTATCAACGAAGTTGAACCTAAACAATTATCCTTTAACTTTTAAATTATGACTATTCACGATTACACTCACGAAATGATCGAAGCTATTGTAAATACAGCGAAACTGGACTCATTAACCAAACATAAAATCGTCAGAAAAATTCATTCGATGAAAATCTACAAGGATTTTAGAACCAGAAAGTTAGAAGAAGTGAAACCTCAAAAACGCAAACGACCTTCGGCACCAATGAGTTACAACATATTGCCACCTTCGGTCAAGGAAGTAATAAAACTAGCCTGTGAAAAACATGAAATTGATCTGCATGAATTCTGCAGTAACCGAAGACTAACCGATATAACTGATTGCCAAAGGCAAGTAATCTACTTATTGCATAAGGAGTTTAAGTACAGCTGTACCAAAGTAGCATCATGGTTCATTAAAGATCATAGCACTATTCTCTACGCATGCAAGAAGCACAACGACCTAGTTGATACGAACCGCATGTATGCACGGTTGTATCAAGTCATTGTAGATCAGACCAGAGAGAAATCTATCTTTGTAATTTAACATCGACCCATGTCTTAACAGCTTTGCCGTTAATCATCTGAATCATGGGGATCTTCTTGCTCATCAACTCAGGACCTCGATCTCGCTTTTTCTTTTCAAGAATCTGTTTATGAAATATCTCGCATGATACCATGGCATCTATGATGTCAGTGTTGTCTGCGAGATAATTCTTGGCTTCTTCAATAATCTCTGTGAAGAAAATACAGTCCCAGAATTTTCTCAAGTAATCGATGATGTATGAGTTACCTCTTTCAGTTGTCGCATCGCTCTTGTACCAACCGAATGTTCTGTCGCCACTATTAAATGCCTTGCCTAACAATGTTTGTCTTGTAGCTAAGAGATCCAAACGGTTATGCTGTTTGTATTGATCTAGGATCACACCGCCTCGGTTGACCTCTATGTTGACTTTCGCTTTGCCATAGTAATCCTGCAACAACATTGTGTTCTTCATAATGATATCTGGATCTAAAGCTCGCTCCTTATAGATCGCCACATATCTGTCAGTCTCTAAATCTTTGATTACAGTACAGTTATCAGAACCATCATTTAGTTTTGCTGATACGAATGGAATCGGGTCCATACCGCCAATGTACTTATGCTCTGGGTTAAAGCGTTCGAGCATTAAAATCTTTCCACTCTTACTAGGTTTGATTTCAATCTTACCCTCTAGCGTAGCAATTAGATCACACCTTTCGATAGGTGCTGGACTTGCCAAAAGAATACGCTCTCTTTCCGTCAACTTGGACATTACATCTTGAGGCAATGCACCTTTTGCATTAGAAGTAAATACTTCTTGTATACTCAGTGGGTATTGCTTGATAAATGATTCCAGATAACTTTTATCCTCTAACTTGTCTAGTTGATCCCTAGTCTTTACAATCCACTCTGTGGCGGCTTGCTCATCACTATGACCATTAGGGCAAAAGTTTAGTATCTTTCCAGTCTCTCTACCTTTTGAATCCAGTTCTGGGGCTCTCTGAATCCCCATCCACCCCGGTAGAAATACCGTAAGCATTTTAATTACTTCAGCATTTTTCCAAAGTTCTGCTCCTTTTTTCTGTCCTTCTACAGAAGATTCCCCTGCACTACCTCCCATTACAATTGGGGCTACCTTTACAAAACCGTCTTTTGTAGACGCTTGTGCTGATCGATAAACCTTATCTGCATAAGGATGCAAAAAGAACTCATCGAGAAAAACGTGCATTGCACGAAATGCTTCAAGTGAAGTAGGTTGTTCTACCGTATCACGAGTCACGATTTTAGAATCCAAACCAGCAATCTCTCCAGTAGCTTTGTCTAGCCTACCCATGTGAAGATAACCAGTTTGTCTTGTACTGATAACCCCCGGTCTAAAGTACGAATCTATACCATCGAAAACTACACGGAGCTTATCTTTATACATCTCCTCCAATCGAGATTTATCAGCAGATGTCAACAATGATGTTGAGCCGGGGTGGGTAAATGCAATCCAAATCGGTATCACACCGCCAAATGTCAATGACAAACCAGCTTCTCGTCTTTTAGTCACCATCAGGTCCCAGAAAGTATTTCTGGCTTCGTGATATGAACCATAGATTAGATCATCAAGATCACGCCAAACAGGTCGAATTCGTGTACCCATGGCCGTCTTGATGTTAGCCTGAGTCAGCATGAAATAATGTGCCGCTTGTAAACCAAACCTACCTTCTGTCCAGTATTCTTTTTCTTTGCCCCACCACAGATCCTTCTCCTTGTTGGTTGCATTTGGGTTTAACCCATACTTACTATACCATTTGTCGTAGACAAACTTAGATGCCTTTGGTTTTAAATTTACAATTTCCATGTGTTACTTCTTTTTACTAGACGCTAATCGATCTGCAAGAGAACCTTCAGTTTCTGCAGGATCTTCCTCTTGCGATGGATATGCTTCTAGTTGTGCTAGTTTAAGACTCTTGTTAATCTTATCGCCAGCTTGCAACAACTGAAATAGTGCTTTAAAATATGGATCATCTAAATCAATAGTCTTAGATTTGACTCCATCCATTAACTGCCGTGAGGCAGATACTAATGTCGCATAAAAATCCTTCGCAGGATCAAACATTTGTGCTTGCAATCTTTCAATTGCTTCTTGTTCTGTAAGATTCTCACTTGCCAGAAATTTCTTTAATTTGTCCATTCTTCAAGTCTTTCACCAATTTTTTTTGTACTTCTATATCTTTTTGAACCCTGTTTGCTTCGATAGGGTTATCAATACTACTATAGTATTCATACCAGCAAATAAGTTCCTCAAGTTTCTTAAATGCTTGTTCTATTTCTTTTTTGCTCATTGTGCTTAATTAACTTATCAAGATACCATTGTGCTTTTTTCAAGTCTTCTAAACCATTTTTATTTTCGCACCTCCAAATATACTTAATAATATTTGCTGTACAAACAGCATCTAAGCCAGTCTTATTGACTGTGGCTGATTCTATAGCGTCAATGCATTCGACTTTACCTTGAGTATAGTGAGTCGGGTGATTAACATTATCTTTTACTTCCTTCTGATGAACATCCCGATCATCAGACCCACTACCAAAATAATCCAAGTTATACTCCATTTAGTTTCTTTTAATGTTACGATTCGTCCCGGTACTTTAACTTCACGATGTATTGTATCTCTCACAGTAAGAGTATCTGGTTTTACTGTTACCCCGAAAAAATCTCCACGCCTTTCAATAATCAAGCGTTCTGTTTCAATGATAGTGTCGTGGCTAATAATAAAAGAATCCTTGTGCTCTGGCACCGGAACTTTTATTTCTCTGATAATCGTATCCTTTACTGTAACTGTATCAGTTTCAATAAGTTCTGGATGTTTCTTTATCAGCCTCTGATATCTTTTCTGAGCAGAACAACTCATCAACACCATTGTACAAACAATGGCTATCGCCACTGAACTACTCTTTAATGTCTTCGACATAAATATCTATAATGTTGTTTTGCTTTAGGTAGTCAAAGGTTGCCATAATGTACTCTCTAGTCACACATACATGACATCCACAAAAAATGTCGTAGGGTTCAAACAGAGCACCCTCCTCTGTTACAAATTCTTCATCTCGATCAATAGATTCCATGCAATTGTCCAAATGACTTTCTACGAATTGCTGTAATCCTACAGCTTGGTCCGGTGTTAATGCTATTTCGTTCATGTTTTTAAGTGAACAAATATACTATTTTTTCTTATTTCGCAAATGGCGATCAATAAAATACCAAAACGCAAATAGAAAAGTGAAATAAATTACTAGGAATATGGCGACTTCACGCATTACTTACGGAAAGGAACTACTTTTTTAGCAATACTCTTAGGTTGAGCCACAAACTGTTTACCCTTTGCGTTACCCTGTGCCTTTGCTTTATTAGTAGCTGCTTTCTCTCCTGAACTCAAAGATTTCCATGCCGCATCTGGCAGATATCTTTTTTTGCCTTTTGATGGCGTACCATCTGAAGTTCTCCACTTCTGATCACCCCACTTCTTCAAAGAATTATCTGAACTCTTTGGGCCCACATATCCACCGCCAGATTTTTTGTAGCGTTGTGTGGCAAGCTGAGCTTTGCGAGCAGACCATTCCCCGGGGTCACCACCCTTACTACCAGCTTTTACACTAGCAACAATGGCTTTCCATTTACTGGGATTGGTCTTTTTCGCAGTAGCCATTACTTAGTAGATTTTCCCATTGAGGAGTTTTTACTAACCACTTTTTTTGTAACCTTAGTTAGTTTGCCAACAGGTTTCATTGTAACCTTAGTCAGTTTACCAACTGGCTTCATAGTGGATTTCATCGGGGTTGGTTTTTTGCCGTACATGATATTCAAATATAATTATTTTTAACCTTGACCTCTATAAGCTTTCCGATAATTTTTACTAGATTTCAAAGAAGAATTCTTCTTTTTTGAAACTACGCCCGGACGCTTAATCTTTGGCTTGGGTTTCCACTTAGCCAGTTCTTTAGAGGATTTTACTTTGGCTGCCATAAGTATAAACGAAAATAACCGAAATCTTCAGTACCACCTTCTTCAACGTAATTCAAATACGCTTCGTAGATTGGACCTTTGAACTCTACTTGCTCAAAAGATGTATCAATACCTTTACTGATCATTTTTACTTGATACAGTTCCATCTTATCTTCCATCACGTTTACTACTTTGCTGATTGCTTCTACCTTCTCCTCAGCCTTTACTACCGCCTCCTTTAGTTCAGCCTTCTCTTCTACTTTATTCTTTACCAGCTTCTCGCTAGTCTTCTGTGCTACTTTAGTGACTTCAGAAGCCATCGCCAAATTCTTTTGGACTTTCGCCAGCATCATGTCGATCTCATCTACTGGAGGAGATGTCACCGCTCCAACTGGAAATGCTATTTCAATCATAATCAGAAAGACACAGCATACAACAATTAACGCTCTCATAGCTTTTTAACTGTGTTGATAATTCTTAACTCCGTTATAGCTGCAGCAAGTGCACTATCACTTTTCTTTAAAGCAGCATTCATGCGATCAACTTTGATTTCCAAAGCCTTAATCTTTTCATTAGAGACTTGGATCTGATCCGCATAACCTGTTTTAACGTCATAATACAGATAGCTAACAGCCACCAACATACAAAAAGCCACTGCAGCAACAGGATTCTTTTTGAATTGATCAAAAGAAACTGGCAGCGGATTCGTTTTAACTTTTGCAACAGCCATGATAACAAAAATACAAAATTAATTTTTATTTTTTTCATCTAAAAAATCTAGCAAACGAACTTTTTTTCTGTCTCGTTTTGCTTTCTCTGAGTCAGTTAGCGTAATTATCCCAAAGATCAACAAGGATAAAATGATAACAAAAAATGCTGGAACTACATAGTTTTGTGCTTCCGTATACCAATTGTATTCGGTATCCAATGGCTCAACAATACTTGACGTGACTTCATTGGTATCAATCTTATCACGATCATCGCGGTAACTCTTGAGCATTGCATCAGCCATGCTGTCTGCAGCTCGATTCATGCTGTCAATCCATTCTATACTACCTCTTTTCACCTGATGCGTATTTAACTCCCATGATGGTTCCTATAATAGAAAATGAATTCGTCAACAATATACCAAACAGATTAGACCAAGTACTCTCTATGATCTTGGCATCCAACCCCTTGGATATAACGTAAAAGTACAAGAGAGATGTCAGAAATGCAACAGTTCCAATGATTCCTAACGCCACTTTA